CGATGCACAGGGCCGCGGCGTGGCCGCCGCGCCGGCGGCCGGCGTCAACAACAACGTCATCGGCGTGGCGCTGCAGAGCGGCGTGTCGGGCGACATCATCCCGGTGCTCATCTCGCCGGGCCGCATCCAGGGCTGAGGCACCGCTGCCTGCCGACTGACAACCACGGAGTGCATCAATGGCTACTCGCCCCTTTCCCGTCAACGCCGAGCTGACCGCGATTGCGCAGCTCTACCGCAACCCGGACGTGACTCTGATTGCCGACGACGTGCTGCCGCGCACGCCTACGGCTGCCGCGTTCAAGTTCCTCGCATGGGACCTGGCTCAGGGCTACACCGTGCCCGACCTCAAGGTCGGCCGGAAGAGCTACCCGACGGAAGTGGAGTTCCGCGGCACGGAGACGCCGGACCAGGTCGAGGACTTTGCGCTCGACTCGTTCGTGCCGCAGCAGGACATCGACGACGACAACCAGGGCGTCGATCCGCTGGGCACCGCAACGACCTACCTCGCCGGGCTGGTGCGCCTGGCCCGCGAAATCCGGGTCGCCGGCCGCGTGTTTGCCCAGGCCACGTACCCGGCCGCCAATCGGGTGGTGCTGTCGGGCACGGGCCAGTGGTCGGACTACACCAACTCGGACCCGGTCACCGCCATGCTCAACGCGCTGGACGTGCCGGTGATGCGCCCCAACGTGGCCGTGTTCGGCCAGCGCGTGTGGACACGGCTGCGCAACCACCCGAGGGTGGTGAGCGCGGTGTTCGGGAGCAACCAGAGTGGCGCGCTCGTCACGCGCCAGATGATGGCCGAGGTGCTCGAGCTGCAGGCGGTGTACGTGGGCGCGGGTTTCGTCAACACCGCCAAGGCCGGGCAGACGCCGACGCTGTCCCGCGTCTGGGGCAACCACGCCGCCTTCCTGTACCGCGACCGCGCAGCCGGGCCGCAGGCGGGCACGACCTTCGGTTTCACTGCCGAGCGGCAGGGCATCCAGATTGGCACGATCGCCGACGAAAAGCGCGGGGTCAACGGCGGTGTCACCGTGCGCGCGCTGGAGCGCGTCAAGGAAGTGATTGCCGCGAACGCGCTCGGCTACTACTTCGAGAACGCGGTCGCCTGATACGAGCAACCTGCATGGGCCGGCCGGCACTGCCGGACCGGCCTGACTCTGGAGAGCACCCATGAAGTTCCGCGCGACGATGAACATCGACCACAACAACAAGCCGTACTCGGCAGGCGACGTGATCGAGGTGGACGACGAGCAGGACATCGCCGCTCTGCGGCAGGCCAACGCGATCGAGGATCTGTCCGCCGAGGAGGCGGCTGCCGCGAGCGACAAGAAGGCCAAGGGCAAGGCCGCGCGGTAGCGCGAGCGCCGGCGCCATGACCTACGCGACCGTGCAGGACCTCATCGATCGGTACGGCGAGCGGGAGATGATCCAGCTCACCGACATCGACGAGCCGCGCACCGACGCCGTGGTGTCGGCGCGCGCGCAGCGGGCGCTGGACGACGCGGCGGCGGAGGTCGATGGGTACCTGGCCGGGTTGTACGCGCTGCCTCTGTCGCCCGTGCCCGGCACCCTGCGGCGCGTGGCGATTGACATCGCGCGCTACCACCTGGGCAGCGTGCCGACCGACAGCAGCGAGGCCAAGCGCTACGACGACGCCATCAAGTTCCTGCGCCTTGTGGCGCGCGGCGAGATCAAGCTCGGCGTGGACGGGGCCGGTGCGGAGCCGGCCGCCACCGGCAAGGCGGTGCAGTTTGCCGTTGGCAGCAAGCTGTTCGGGCGCGAGTCGTTCGATGCGGTCGAGTAGTGGCGACTACCTCGCGGTCGGCGAGCAGATGATCCAGCGACTCACCGAGCGGGTGCCCGAGCTGCGCGACGTGCTGCCGGTGGCCGAGATTGGCGACCTGGAGGACGGCGACCGGCTGCGCTCGCCGATGGCCTACGTGGCCTACGGCGGCGATGTGGCGGTGACCAGCAGCGCGACCGGCGCCGCGGTCAAGGCGCGGCAGGTGTGGTACGCGGTGCTGGCGGTGCGCAACGTGCGGCCGACCGCCGGTGCGGTGGGCGACTCGCATCGCGAGGCCGGCCCGCTCATCAGCAAGATGATCGGCGCGCTGACCGGCTGGCAACCGGCCGCGGCGCGCGCGGCGATGACGCGGGTCACTGGACCGGCGCCGAGCTACCTGTCTAAGTTCTCGCTCTACCCGTTGCAGTTCGAGGTGGATGCGATGGTGCAACTGGCAACGGGCGAGTAGCCCGAGGAGAGTGAGACATGGCACTTGAGACGATCTACAAGCCGTTTGCCGGCGTGGGCAAGATGTACGCGCGGCGCTACGGCGTGGCCGAGGCGCTGCGCGAGGTGGGCAACTGCTCGAACCTGTCGATCTCGTACGAGGAGGACAGCCGCGAGCAGACCGACTTTACCAAGGGCGGCGGCGGTGTGTATGCCTCGATCAAGCGGATCAACGCGGCGACCGCGAGCTTCACCTGGCTCGACTTCTCCCCGCGCAACCTGCGCGAGGTGCTGTTCGGCGGCGTGACGGTGACCACCGGCGGCACGGTCGTCAACGAGGCGGCCGTGGGCTACCGGGGCGGTCTGTGCAAGACCGTGCACCCCAACCCGACGAGCGTCACGGTGCAGAACCAGGCCGGCACGATCACCTACGTCGCCAACACCGACTTCGAGGTGCGCACCGGCGGCATCTGGATCACGCCCAACTCGGCCATCACCAACGCGCAGGCCATCCGCTTCAACTACAGCTACGCGGCCTACGACACGATCGAGGGCCTGATTGCCTCGGCACCCGAGCTGGAGATCATGTTCGAGGGCGTGAACGAGGCCGACAACAACAGCGTGGTCAACGTGGACCTGCACCGCGTCAAGCTGGGTCCTCCGAGCGATGTGAGCTTCATCAGCGAGGAGTTCGGCGAGCTGGCGATTGAGGCGACGCTGGTACGCGACCCCACGAAGACCGGTGCCGGCATCAGCCAGTACCTGCGCGTGCGGCAGACGAGTTAAGCCCCCCCGTTGTCTCCTCCACTGTGATGGTGGTTGCGGCGGGCCTGGCCCGCCGTTTTTTTGCCGCCCGGCCGCACACACTGCACTGAACGCAGCATGACAACCTACTCCGTTGGCGTACAGCTCGACATCGCCAGTCGCGGCCTGGACAACATTCAGGCGCTACTTGCGGAGCTGGACAAAAGCGGCGCCGTCACGGCTCAGTTTCGCCAGCGCGCGTTTGAGCTGGGGCAGCAACTGCAGCGGCTGGGTGCCGAGCAGGGCCTGATCGAGGGCTTTCGGCGGAGCAAGGAGGAGGCGCAGGCGGCGGCCCGCGCCTACGCCGAGGCGCAGCAGCGCGCGCAGCAGCTCGGGCGCGAGCTGGCCGCCACTGAGGCGCCGACCCGCCGACAGGCCGCGGCGCTGGAGGCCGCACGGCAGGCGGTGCGCAACGCCGCCGAGGCCAACGTGGCGCAGCAGCGGTCGCTTCAGGACCTGCGCGCGCAGCTTGCCGCGGCCGGCATTGCAAGCGACCAGCTCGCCAGCGCGCAGTCGCGGGTGCGGCAGCAGACGGCCGATGTGCAGGCCCAGCAGGGCCGCCTCGCGGCCGATCTGCGGGCGGTGGCGCAGCAGTCCACCGCCGCCGGCAACGCGGCTCAGGCGGCCGGAAAACAGGCTCAGCGGGCATTTGCCGACGCGGCGGCGGAGACACAGCGGTTCGGCAGCGGGCTGGAAAACGTGGGCGCGCGGTTGCAGGCCGCCTTTGCCGCCGCCGGCCTGACCGTGACCGCGCAGGGCCTGGCCCGCGTGGCGGATGAGTACAGCAACATCCTGGCGCGGCTGCAGCTGACGGAGGGCAGCGCCGAGGCCGCACGCGCCGGGCTGGCCCGGGTGCTGGAGGTGGCGCAGGACACGAACACGTCGCTCAACGCGACGGCCACCCTCTACACGCGGATTGCGGCCAGCGGGCGCGAGCTGGGGCTGAGCAACCAGCAGGTGCTGGGGCTGGT